GTGCATTGCATCATTGAAGGCAAGCGTGTGTACTGGTGCTCAATCGAACAGAAGTGGGTGGAAGCATGAAAACAATCATTGAGATGGCGCGTGAGGCTGGCATTGATTGGCACAGGCACTGGAACGATGACGAATCAAACAGGCTTGAAGCCTTTGCCGACCTTATCCGTGCTAATGAGCGTGAGGCGTGGGAGCATAAATATGCGCGATTGCAAGGCCTGATGGAGATACGAGAGACACAGCCAAACAAGCCTTGCTGTCTTGCTGAACGTGAGGCGTGTGCGAAGGTGTGTGATGCTTGGGATGAGTGGGCTGGAACACAGGGAATTTTTGCCAAGGCCATCCGAGCAAGGGGGAACACATGACCGAGAACGAAATTAAAGGTTTGTTTTCCTATTACGGACAGTTTGTAACAGGTAAAGACTACGCACTGCTTAAAGCCATTGAAGCCATCGTTGCATCAAAGCGCACATGGGTAGGGCTGACGGATGAAGACATAACTGAAATTGATCAAGGGGTATACCCAACTTGGAGAGACAAAGTTCAAGCCATCGAAGCCAAGCTCAAGGAGAAGAACAAATGACCAAACTAACTGATGCCTTTCAACTGCGGCCTTGGACACTAGAGGACAAAGGCAAGCACTTTTTTAAGGAGAACCAGCGGATTAACCGCATAGAAGAAGATGATGACACACAGGTGTACAAGAAGCCGTGGGTAGGGCTGACGGAAGAGGAAATTGATGATATTTATTGGCAACACAAAAATCATTGCGGCGACTATGAAGTATCTATCTGGCCTTATGAACGGGCCATCGAAGCCAAACTCAAGGAGAAGAACACATGAACTGCCCCATTTGCAATGTCTGGACCAGTGTACTTGACACTCGAAACAAAAAGAGCGTTACAGTGCGTCGTCGCAAGTGCGCAAACGAACACATATTCATAACCGAAGAACGGGTCGTGTCGCCTGAGTTAAAGGAAAAAAATGAGCTATCTGATCGCATCACTCCCGCCGATTAAATGTTTTGTCAAGAAGGAGTTTTTGTACAACTTTGAGAAAGGCCATGGCGAGTTAGAGCCAGCCATCTGGGTCAGTCTGAAAGCCCTGAGAGGTCAAGTGTTTCGCATCGAGTCGCTGCTGCCCAACTACGGGGCGCTGTACGACAAGTTGCCCATCCATGCGTATGTATGGCACACAGAGGATTCAGTATTACCTGAGTTGCCGGTCGATGCTTTGCAATTGTGGGACTGCATGGGCTACAAGTTCACCATCTTAGAAAAGATTGGCTTGCGCAACCTTGGCGTGAAGTTCTTAGGCAAGGACAAGCAGTGGCACTTTGGCCGCTATCTGTTCACCGTGGACTTTTGCGCAGATGAGATGGCACTAGACACAGGTTTTACAGAGCAAGCAGAAGAGCACAAGAGCTTCAATTGGATTGCGCTGGACAACGGCCAGTTTGCCTGCCAACCCAACAACCGCTGCCTGTGGTACGACCAGAGCCTAATCCCCGCCGAGACAAAGTTCCCTGACTTCCAAGCTGCTAGGAAATTGTGGACCGTGGACGGCACACGTAAGTGGTCGGCAGGCGACGACTGGTTTTATGACATCAACGAAAAGAAAGACTGATCATGGAAAAATTTGAACCCATGTGCCCTTGGCACATTCAAGTCGGAGACTTGTTCATTGCACCGGGCCGAGTGCCCAACACCGGAACCGTTTGGATTGGCGAAGTAGAAGGAGGACAAGGCGGTGAGTTCAGAGCCATAGACTTGCATGAGGTGTTGCGCAAGTTTTACGATGAGAACTTTTAAAAAAGAAACCCCGCCGAAACGGGGTTGAAAGTTGGCAACTGCTCTTGCGAAGGAGACAGCAATTGCATTTTACTTCATTTTCTTCATCTCAGCTTCAATGTCTGCCTCAATATCTGGGCCAGTCATTTTAGCTCCTGGAATGTTAGGTCCTTCCTCTATGTCAGTGGCGATGTTAGGAGGGTTAGCATCAGGAGTAACAGGCGTAGGCGGGAACGCTGTCATAGTGCCCATGATAGTGCCTGTCTCGCCTTTGTTGAGGTTTGTAACTGCTCTTCCGGTTTGAGCTGCATTGCGTTCCAGGATCTTTACTGCTGCAGCCACTTCTTCTGGTTTTGAAGAAGAAAGAAGCTTTGCAACCTTGGCAGCAACATCATCGCTAATGCCTGATTTCGTTGCTGTAGTTGCAGCCAGGTTCATCAAAGAATTGACCCAACCGCCGGTTATGGAATTGCCTACAAAAGCATTGACAGCACTTTCACCTTCATCAAAAGCTTCAATGCCTGCTTGCCTTCTAGCTGTAGGAGAGCCTGACAAAATTTTGTTTGCTTGTTTAAAGAGTTGGCTTTCACGCTCTAAAGCAGCTTCAAACAAATCATATTTTGCTTGACTTGGGAATAAAGCCCTCAATCTATCCCTAGCTTCTGGAGAACCGGTCACGCGCTGAGCTGCGTTAATGTTATTGGTAGGGTCCTTCACTGTGGCGTATATTTTGCGCATAGCTCCTGTCTTAAAAGCCTCTTGTTCTGCCGTGCTAAAACCTTTCATTAAAGCAATAACTTGTTCATGCTTTAACTGATTGAAGTCATTCATGCCAGAGCGCAGAGCATCTAGCACTTCTGCGTCGCCCGCGTATTGTTGGCGTGCCGTCTTGTACGCTGAGACTCCATCGACTTCTGTTGCTTTGTCTAAAGCACCGACCATTGCTTTTTTCAAATCTTTTAAGCTATTGGCTTCAGCGCTGCTCATGCCTTCGCCTTTGTAACCTCTATTGACTACGGCGTCCATGCCACGCTTGATGTAGTCAAGTGTGCGTACATCTGGTAGTTTTGACAAAGCAATATTGCCAGCATCATCTGCAATAAAGATGTCGTCTAACACGTACTTAGTTGGATCTTCTCCGCGCAACTCGGCTGCAAGTTTTTCATTGTCGGCAATCTTTTTGGCTTCATCAAAGAACGACTTAAACCTTGGATTTTGCAATACGCGGTTAATTGTAGGATCGTTGACTGTGCCAAACTTGTAAGCCTCGTCATACAGATCATTTGCATTGGCACGCAAGTTCTGCATCATGTCTTGTTCTTGTTGGAAAAAATCGCCTTTAGTTCCAATACCTCGCCTTGCCTGTTCAACTACACGATCTCTAGCCCCTTCTGTATTGGCTTCAAGAGCGTCGGCAAGCCTATCGGCAGCTCTTTCGCTTTTAGCTCCCACGATCTCTGCAAGACCAACAGTTGGTCTATTGACGTTTGCCAATGTAGAAGGAACTCCTGCAGCACGGTCTAACGACATTGAGGCAGCTGCTTCTTTTGGTGTGATGCCTGAACGTTCTAGTGCAGTATTGATTTTTGCAGCAGCACGGTTTTCAATGTATTTAGGATCGCGACTCAATCGGTCTCTTGCAAATGTTGCAAGGCCTTTACCGCCACGAATTACAACAGGCAGCGTTCCGCCTAATGCAGTGCCAACCGTTCCACCAACGACTGCGCCTGTTCCGCGCTCGCCAGGTTGAGCAGAGCCTGCGCCTGTAACAGCGCCTGTTGTGCCTCCAACAACAGCGCCACGAGCCAAAGGATTAGCTGCCATGCGCGACAATGCGCCGGCTGTACGTGCACCTGTAGCAATAGCCACCGGAGCGGCAGCGCCGCCTGTGACAGGAGTGGCTAACATTGCAGCTAGAGCCGGTGCGGCTCCGCCTGCAAACTCAAGCGAAGGAGCTACAAACGGGTTTTCTTTAGAATACTGAGCGTATTCCTTGTTGATCTTAGCAAGCTCGGCTTCATAGCCAGGGCTTTGACTAAGTTTAGAACGAAGCCATGCCTCAGCTTCATCGCCCCAGCCCATGCCAAGGCCTTGACCAATAGCAGCACGAGCCGCCCCTACGTATGGATTAGCTGTAGCCATTATTCAAGTCCTTGTGGTGTAGGAACTGTTTCTCTAAAAGAGCCTTGCGTAATTTCTGCTAAGCGCCGTTTGCTACGCTCTTCAATAGCTTTTAAGGCACGGAAAGCGTTTTTCATGATGAGCGCACGTTCTTCTTTGCTCTTTGAACCTAGACCTTGAAGAGCTTGGAGTGTTTTGGTTTCTGCATCTGAGATTGCACCTGGGAAGGTAGATTTCAATTGCGCCAAGGCACCCTTCTGCAACAGGTTCTCTTGCTCACGAGTGTTCAAGACTTTAGGGTCTTTAGAACCAGCAGCCTCAAGAAGTTTGCGCTGAGCAGTATCTACCACAGATGTATCAAACGTGTTGTCATTCAATGAGTAAGCACGCTTAAGATCATCCATGGCTTGTGTTGTGCTGCCAAGCATGTCTTCAGTCTTAATTTTAAGTTCAACCTCTGGGCCAGTCAATTTAGACTGCTGATCTTTTGCCTGTGCAAACTTTTGCTGAGCTAATGCCAAAGTAGCAGCCGATGTACCCATGCCTGCTAAAGCTGCATTGATCTGAGCAAGCTTACCTTCAATGTTCAAATTGCCAATAGCTTCTACGCGTGCTTGATACTCAGGGGTGCCACGCACCAAACCTTCATCAAGAGCTTGCTTACCAGCAGCAGACTGTGGCTCACCAGATTTGATGTAGTCTTTGATAAGTTCAGTTGCAATGGCTCGCTTGTCTTTCATCTCTTCAGCAGACAATGCACGCAATGTGTTCAAGTCATCTTTTGAAGAGGCCATTTTTAGCTTTTGAGCTTCAAGGCCAAGTAGGAGTTTTTCCTTAGCAGAAGTCCGCTTGCCTTTGGCGTATTCGCCAAGTTCTTTGCCGACCATACCAAGGTTCTCACTGAACTGGCCTGTCTTAGTAGGAGCGCCAAACGCTGCTGCTAAGCGGAAGTACATTTCCGCTTTAGAGCTCTGAGCATCTTCAGGAGACTTCATGGAGTCGGTTAGCATCTTAGCAAACGCATCACTATCGGCCTTAGCACGATCGCGAGCGGCTTTAAGATCGGCACCATACGCTCCGTCTTTTGGGCCGTAAGCAGCAAGCATTGCCTGCATAGTAGCCATGCGATCACCGCCAGGAAGAGCAGCTTTAGGCACTGCTGCAACAGGAGCAACAGGAGCAACAGAATCAACCGGCACAGATAGAGCGCCGGCCGACTCATTCATGGCGTTGACTGCATCAGCGTCCCCAACATTGTTGACAGCAATCTTGGTCAAGATAGAACGAGACTTAGGTGCATCGCCAATAACAGTGGCCGGTACAGGCTCAATAGTTACAGGCGCAGGAGGCATAGTCATATTCACAGGAGAAGTTACAGCTTCAGGCTGCATACGAAACCGTCGATTAAAGTCTTCTTCTTCATCAATGCTGCCGTAGCCGCTAGGTAGGCGAACTTCACCTGCCGTTTGGTAGTGGGTTTTAACTTTGCCGCCGTATGCGTAGTCTGATGAAGTACCATCACCCGGACCGTTGGAGCCATCGGTACCACCGTAACCGCCTTGACCGTCAGAGGAAATCCCGGTAGAGCTTGCTGGACCGCCACCAGAAACTGTGCCGGGGTGCGAACTCATTACCGAATCAAAACTAACGGGATCATAACTAACAGGAGCACCGTACACTGAAGGGTCATAGCCCTTCACGCTTCCATCTGGATTAAAGCTGACACCAATATCACCGTGTAAGCCGGTTTGTGACCTTTCACCCGCACCTGCAAATAAACCCGTACCCGGATCAATACCTCGTGTGTATGTGCCTACTTCTTTTACAAAATCCGGAACAAAATAGTTTTGCAACAAACCTGCTTTTGTAAGCCCCCAACCTTTTAAACCCAGTAAAGAAGCGTCTTGCATCAATTCATTTTTAGGATCACCAAAGTACGCAGCTCTTTCTGATGAAGACTTACCAGACCAACCAGGGTTCGGATCAACGTAGGAATCGCCACCGCCACCGTTGTAATTAGTACCGGCAATGCTTATTGGGGCTACACTTGTACTGGACATTGTTGGAGCAGCGCTCACATTTGCAATGCTCTTAATGTATTGCCAGTCAGCGTCAGAGCTCACACCAAAAAGGTTGTCTGATGCAGCCCTGATCTCAGAGTCGGTATAGCCGTCTTGTGAGCGTTGCTTGTAGTAAGCCGCTGCTTGACCAGGCGATGAAACACCACCGCCTTGGGCGTATTTAGCAGCAAGCTCATTGACAGAGCCGCCCGTGTAAGCCTTGACAGGTGCTTTCTCATTTGCAGCAATCTGCGCAAATGTGGAATTAAGGTCTTTAGGGTTGAACGCACCGCTTGAAACCTGGTTCATCCAATAGTTGTATCCAGGAGCGTCAATTGTTCCTGCATCCCAGCTACGGCCAATGCTCTTGTAAGCATCAACAATATTCTGGTTGTAGGTAGGATAAGCCCCTGCTGTCATTTGCGCCCAGTCACCTTCGTTTACTTTGCCAAAAGTGTTTTCTGATGCAGTACGAAGGTCGGCATTGTTGTAACCAAGGTTGCGCTGCTGCAAGTAGTAGTCTGACTTTTCTTGAGGCGTAGCATTGATCATTGACGCAGGCATGGCGCCGTAAGTTGGGCTTTTGAGTTGATTGCCATAGTAGCTGCCAGTAGTGTCATACGCGGCGTTAGAAACAGGTCGGTTGCCAGTGTCAAACTGTTTTTGAACGTACATAGGCGCGTTTTGCAGCCTGTTCTGGTAGTCAGTCTTGTACGTGTCGTAAGACTTCTGGTCAAGGCCGTACTTACGCATTGTTTCGTTGAAAGCGGCTGGGTCGGTTTTAAACGTGTTGAAGTCTGCAAGCTGCTTGTCATAAGTAGCCGCAGCTCCTGCGTCGGCAGGTCTGGTTCCGGCAGGAGCAGTAGGCACTGAAGGAGCAGCCGTGCCAGAGTAGTTAACCTGACCGGGCGTGCCCACCCCGTACTGCTTCATAATGCGATTGAGTTCAAATCCCATGTCTGCTCCTTAGCCTAAAGCGTTCAAACCTTTGTACGTATACAGCCCTGTCGCCAACTGAGACAGAGGCGAAGCTGAATACGTAGCGCCGGTTGAACCGCCGGACTGCGTTGTCGTTTGTGGTGTGATCGGCGCCATACCGCGAATTTGCGTGCTAAGGAAGTCCGCTTGTTGTTTAGGATACAACTGCTCAGCATCAAATTGTGATTTTGCAGCATTAAGCTGCTGTTGCATTTGATTCTGCTGAGCTGCGCCTGCGCCTTCAAGTGAAGCAACATCAGCAGAGCGCATTGCTTGCTCTTGCTGTTGCATATTGGCAAACTGTTGCAATGCAGACATTTGACGTTGGTAGTCTTGAGCCTGAGCCGCTTGAGCTTGTTGAGCTGCACTCAAGCCAAACTGCTGCTGAGTTTGACCTGCGCCTGTTTGTGCTTGACCTAAAGAAGCAAAGTTTTGCATTTGCTGACCGGTCAAACCGCCTGCCGTTTGAGCAAGATTCTGATACTGACCGGCGCCTTGAAGGACTCGAGAAAGGTCTGCACCAGAGATGCTACCAACTGTGCCTGCCAATTGGGCTTGACGTGCAAGATCTGCTTGAGAAGCACCTAGTGCTTGTCCGTAGCCTTGATTAGCCAGTTGAGCTTGTTGGTTAAGTATAGACTCTTGCGTATCGCGCAATGCGCGTGAGCCAAACTCGCCCATGCGAGTGCCGCCAAATTGACCGGCCTTGATAAAAGAGTCAGACACGCTAGGCAGCAAGTTCTCGCTCAAATTGCGAGCACCCTGCTTGGCAATTACATCCATGACGCCGCTTTGATACGGGGACATGTACTGGTCAATGCCTTGCGCAGAAGATTGAGCAGCCGCAGTGAGATAAGGGCTAGCTGCGTTTAGTGCTCGGTCAGACAGAGCTTGCGCAGTGGTGGTGCCTGCTTGCGTCATGAAAGGCTGAGACGCACCCACAATGTCTAGCGTGCCTGCTTTGTCAAAATAGCCCTGCCCTTTAGCCAACTGACCCATCGCCGTTGCGGGGGCTTGTAGGTACTGATTTTGCGCAGAACGTAGCGTGTCGGCAGTACCTTTGCTGCCAAAGTCATACATGCCAGACTGAGCCTTGTCTAGGTCACCCTGATAGAAGCCTTGGTTGGCTTGTACGTTCTTGTACGCTTGTTGCTGCAGTGGCGAAAGCTCAGCCACAGTCGGCAAGTCATAAGCCTGATACGGCTTATTGGCAAGATTCTGTGAAACCTGGATTTGGTTGTAAATCGCATCCTGCATCCACTTTGGTGTCTCGGTGGATGATGTAGCGTATGACGTTGCGGTCTGTGGCGACCCTTGGAATAGACTGCCCATTATGCAACCCCTTTCAAATATGCCAGCGGTGACTTAGCGTTAGGGCTGAATTTACCCTTTGCTAAGGCTTTGCCCTTGTGTGAACGAATGTTTTGGCGCATAGCGTCAAGGAGCTTAGCTCCTTCTTGATTAGAGCCGTCCCCGAGCATTGCAACTGTTTCTGCATCAATCACGTATTCACCATCAGAGAGTTTTGCATCAATGGTGTCTGCTCGACCAGAACCGGCTCCTTGAGCAAACCGGGCAACAGCTGACAGAGCGCCGCCTCGTGCTTTACCGATTGGCGCTGGCTGATTATAAGCCCCTTGCCGAGCATCAGGAGTGCTAGATGCGTAGCCAGTAATTCTTGGCCAATTAGATGCCATGAATCTGTCAAGACTCAAGCCTGCCGCATTAGCATCGTTCTGCATCTTGTTCCAGTCCCAAGTGACTGAAGGGCGATTGAAATACTCTTGCTGCTCAGGAGACATCTGTTTAACAGCCTGTTGAACTTGCGAAGGAGCTTCGCTCAAACTGCTCAACAGCGTGGCTCCAAGTACAGCGTTCTTAAGTGTGAACGGGCTAGAGCTAACCGGCGTGCCTGAGGTTTTGATCTGATCCAGTGGAGATTGCCCTCGCATTTTTATACCCATATTGGTTTCTTGGGCGCCGTAACCTTCAGGCGCCACAGGAGCAACTGGATTTACCAAAGAATAATCTGCAGGGGTTAATGAGTAGTCAGTGCTTTTTGGCAGCTTTAAACTTTCAATGACTGCATCAGAAGGTTTAGAGCTCATGCTTCTAGATTCAACAGGCCTTGACATAGCAGTTGCCAGTCCTGTTAAACCACCACCAATGATGGCTGATTTAGGGTCGTACCCTGCGGTAATCATGTTGCCAAACTGCTTAGCACCAGCGCCTATTGAAGCGTTGCCGGTCAAGCCACCTAATTGTTGACCAGCATAAGTGCCTAAAGCACCAGTGGCAGCGCCCTTCACAAAACCTTGACCTGATGCCATACCGGCAGCACCGCCGATCAAAGAGTTACCAAGTAGATTTTTACCGGCAGTATCTAAACCTAAACCAAATTGGGTATTAGCCGCACTACCAAGATAGTCACCGGCGCCTGAGCCCAAACCACCAAGCACAGCGCCTTTAAGAGGGTCGCCACCAGTTAGGGCGGCAGTACCACCACCGATAACAGCACCACCAGCTATGGCGGCGGCTGTGCCTGTCAAGCCCATTTGTGCACCAATTGCTGATCCAAGCCCTGGCACAAAATAATCTATTGCAATAGGCAGCGCAATAGCCACAAGCTTCTTTAAACTAAACTTATATTCAGGCAGCCCGGTCTGCGGATTAATCGTTCCTGAACCACCCATGCGTTTAAGCATCTCAGCTTCACGTGGATTAATGTGCGCTAGCATTGTGTCGCCAAGACGGCCTCTAGCCGCTATAGACGCCAAGCCGCCCCTAGCAAAACCTTTCTGCTTAGTGCGCTCCTGCATTCCGTACATCAACACTAACATAGAGATGATGACTACAGGGTCAAACTGCTCCGGTAGATCGCCTGGATCAAGCAAGTCATCATCGATAGCTGCTTTGAGCACTTCCTGATACTTGTCTGGGTTGTTCAGAGCAAACTCAAGCATTTGCACAATTTCGTCAAGACCCTCAGTCGTAATCGGCATGTCACCGATTTGATCCTCAAGGGCTAAAACTGCCTGAGAAAAACGTGGGTCGTTTTTAGCAATTTCAAGAATTTGTTGCTTATCCATTTTTTACTCCAAATTTCATTACTCAGCCGTCTGACAAAACCGCTCAGCCCATTCGCGCCAGTCGTCAAAATCGTAAGGCAAAGGAAAATTTCTACCTAAAGTTGTATTGTTTAAAAATTGCATTGCCCAGTTTTGCCAATTCTCAACGTCATCTAACCGGCCAAACGCCCCGTAATTGTCCAAGTCAAGCGCAATCTGGTCAGCCCAGTCACGCAGTCCCATGCCCGTAGGCAAAGTGATACGTACACTCATCCAAGCACCGTCTTATCGCCCGAATCAATGTGCCCAATAATCTGACCCATCTGGTAATCACCGCCAACGGCGTTTGACTCAAACCTTACGCGCAACTCGCGGCGCTGCTCTTTAAGCATCACAATCTGCTGGTAAGGCTCGTTGGCTGTTTCAGGGAATGAGAACACGCTGCTGTAAACTTCAGGCGCTCTAGCGTTAGCTCTGCCTGTGACTTGTACAGTCATAGGGCCGTTTTGTACAAAGTCAGGCTCAATCTCAGTGATCCGCAAATATTCATTCTTGCCTTGTGGCAATGCGGACAAATCGGCTGTTTCAAAATAAGACTCTATAGGCGATGCAAGCTGGCCATCAATCTCATCAACGCCTTGCTCGTGAATCCATACGCGATAGCCACTTGCTGTAGGAATGCAATCTGTCAGTAAAGGCGCTGCAAAGCCATTGTTGTAGCCACCAGAAGCGCGTCCAGACGCAGGAAGCGCCGTGTCATACCAAGTATTCTCACGCACATTGTAAATGATGGCATGGGTGCATTCTGTGGCATCGTCGCGTGGATAGCACCACCAGATTTCGCCAAAGTGTGGCACTTTGAATGCAAAGACTTTTGCTCTTTGGCTTTCATTGATGTTGTCAAAGAAATAGTTCAGGTTGAGCTGGTTAGGTACTTCACGAACAACGCCGTTGAACATCAAGAACCGGTCAACACCTGCCCAGAAAAACACACCGTCGTAATCTACTACGCAGTCAGGCGACATGATGGATGTGTCTGTAGCAATTACGTCGAACTGAAATACAGTCAATCCACCAGCAAAAGTTGCACGAATTACAGCGTCATACGCCCAAAATATACCGGCTGGTGCTGACCCTGAGCCTGCACGCAGTGGCATGCCTTTGACGATCTTTTGACCCCAGACCCTGGCAATGCCTGAACCTGCACCGCTCAAATCAGTAAAAGTACCAGGAACAGACCAACCCACAATACCTGCAGTGCCGTAGTAAAACAAGTAGGGGAACAGCATCACAATGCCGCCGGTCGTATTGGCACCTGCTGGCAATGGGATTTCTTTTAATGGGGCAGTTCCTAAAACATCGCCATAAAAAATCTGACCGCCTGTATCGTTGCACACGCACTGCAAATTTGGAGCTACATGCGCAATGATGGAATTGGCTGTTGTTGATGCGTCATACGCCGTTTGGAACATCCACTGGTTGTAAGCATTGACGGCCAGTGCATTTAAGCCTCCAGCCATATTTGTTGATGTTGCTGTGATTGTTGTCGTGTTGGCCACAACAACAAAGCCATTGGTGCCTTGACCAGCAGTTGAAGCCGTAATTGTGATCACAGCACCAACAGCCACAGCCGTATAGTTTGGCGTGGATGTAAAAGCAGTGATGTTTGCAGCAACTGCAGTTGCGGTTGTAGGCAAGTCTGTTGTAAATGAAACAGAGCCTGATGTGATAGTCACGCCATTGACTGTGACACTATTCACAGACCCGGCAGCGCCGCCAGTTAAAGTGACAGTTCCTGTTGCAGCTACTGCTACAGGAGTTCTAGAGCTAACAATAGAACTGTTTTTTGTACTGTCAATCGTAAAACGCTCAACAGTCGAAGACCCTGCTGAATGGCAATACTGCAAACTCTGTTGAGTAAAGCTATTGAAACCCCTGGAGATTTCAGTCAGGTACTTGTTGATTGAGCGGTACCCGCCAACCTTTCTAGGAAGTCCTCGCTGAAACCTGACCCACTGACCATCAACGTAAAAGTCACCGTCGTACTTAGTACCGTCTCGCTTGATGCCGGGCAGGGACTTTAGGACTATTGTGGATTCTGGCATTAGTAGGTCCCGCCATTAACCACGCCTGACGGAGCAACGCCTAAAGCAGTCCAAGCTGCTTGTTGGTTAGCTGCTTCAAAGATGGGGATGCCAACCGCAGTTCCACCAAGATTGATCAGAGCAGCACCCGCAGTAGTGGCTCCTGTACCGCCATCGGCAATAGAAACCGGGGTAGAGATTGTGGATGTGTCTGCATCAATAACATCAGTGCCATTGCAATAAAATATTCCCCTTGCACCTTGAGAAATATTTACGCCTGTTCCTGCCGAAGTCCTAACAGTCAGCGTGTAAGCTCCAGTTGTGGAGTTGTCAATCCAATACTGCTGAACTGTGGCAGGCACAATCACAATCCGGTTGCCTGTCAATACCCCTGTGAATTTGTAAACAATACGATTCAGCTCAGAACCGGTTAGAGTGTAAGTTCCAGTCCCAGCAATGCTGATCACTGTGTAGTCAAACACAAAGACTGAGGCCTGGCCAAAGCCTAGTGTGTAGAAGTTTGTGCCATCACTGATGATCACAGACGACTCAGTAGGCTGATAGGCTTTTGTTGCCAAGCCATCAATTGTGTTGATGCCAGAAGGCGTAAGTGTGACTTGACCGCCGCCTGAGTTGCGCAAGTACATGAACCAGTTGTTGCCCACCGTGGCAGCGCTAGGCAGTGTCAAAGTGCCAGAACCTGAGCCAGTCCACAAGTACATCTTGGCTCTATCTGAATCGCCTGCAATGTAGTTTGAATTAAACTGAGTGATAGGCACAGACTGGGACAACAAAGTGCCCACGGCCACAATGCCTGTGCCAGCCAGAGCAGAAGCATTGGCTTCAGATACCGTAGCGCCAAACTGAAGCGTTTCCCACAAACCGTTGGTCGTGGTGTTGTTTGTCAAATAAACTTGCCAAACTGTTCCAGGTGCAATTGAAACAACTTGAGTGCCGCCAGCATTCTTAACTACAAAAGTTTGAGCGCCCTGGTTGTTGAACAAGATGGTGTTGCCAACACCACTTTTTTGCGCATCTGGCAAAAAGATTGACCGGCCTGCGTTAGTAGCTGTTACATCAATAATGCGAGTTGCAAGATTGGTGTTGGTGCTGGTTTCTTCTGGCCAACTCAGCACTACATCCGTGGTTGTCAGCGTAATAGCGCTATAGCTAATCTCGCTTGGGTAGATGTTTGCGCCACCAAAGACGTCCGTATAGATAGGCATTATGCTTCACTCCTATTTGCTGAGCGATCCATGATGCGCTTCAGGTCTTCTCCATTGAGAGCCTGCGCCGCACGGTCATACATCATCTGCCACGTCTGAATACGCTCGTCTTTCTTGAGAAACGGGGTAGCCTCAAGCAGGGTTGCATAAAGCAACACATCAGGTGCGTATTCAGTGAGCCAGTTGGTTTGTAAGTCATCGCCCAAGAGGGCGGGTTGTTCGTAGTACAAAATCTCAAGAGTTTGTACTGTAGAAGGCGATGGCGTTATCAGCCAATGCTGATAGTCATAGTCGGCATAAAACTGAGGGGCTGCAGTCTGTGCTTCATTAGGCCAATAGCTGCGGCAATACTCGTAAGCTCTGGCAAAGATTGGAGAGCCGTTGACAGTCATGCTGATCGTGTCACGCCAGCGGTCAGGCTTAAGATAGACAGCAACACCGACGGATAAAGGGGTACTCACCGCCCGGATGAAGCCCTGGATTTTAAGCTCTCGGGCAATGCGCCGCTCACCTAGTGTAACTAGGCGAGGAAGCTGGTCATAAACAATTTGATCACTCTCTTGCGTGAAACCACGCTCAAGGTAGCGTCGCACGTCTACCAGCAGACTGTCGTACGTCATGCTATAGCTCATAAATACTCCGTGGGTATTAGCCGCTGATTCAGCATGCGCCGTTTAGATAGATTATAACCTTGAAATTAAACAAACGGTCGAGCGCCTGCCTTGTCTATGATGAGCGCCTGCCTGCGTGGAGTTCCTTCTGGCGTGTTTGTCACGCTGATGTGCGTCCAAGCATCGAACTCACGGATGATTTGATCGTACGGAAGACCGGCAGCAATCACTGCACGTACCACAGCATCAGGAGTCATGCCAGGAACACGGATGTCCGCAGCGCAGCCAATACGGTGCTGGGAGGTGTCTTTGGAACCTACGCTGTCGTTGACTTGCTTTGACCGAAACCCAGAGTTAATCATGATCGGCTTGCCGTCCAACGCTTCCTTGACCTGCTCCAAGAACTCGGCCAGCCGCTGGAGGTTGGCGGTCTCTGCTTCGTTTGGCGTGTTGTCAAACTGGCGGTGGCTGGTGGCGGTCAGTTCCGCAAGAGTAAAGTGTGGTGTCATTTCATGTCCTTCAGTTTCTGGATTT